GTTTCATGGGTTGCCTCCCCAATACTTGATTGGGATGAAGGTGTAGTTCATCTCGTCATGCTCAACGACGCGCCAGTATTCGAGGTCGATGCGGTTGAGCAGTTCTTGGAAGGTGTAGTGGCGGGTGGCGTGGATTTTCATGTTGTCTTCACCTCGTACGCCACAGTCCACTCACCGCACAGGCAGGCTCGGCGCGACCATGCGTGAACGTTTTCAATGCCGGCGTCGTAGGCCAGAGAGAGGGCGCCGAGCCATGATTTGTGGGTGAACGCCAGAGTCATGCTGTTCATGCCGCACTCCTTGGCCGGTTCGCGATGGCGACATTCAGCCGTTTGCAGTAGTGGTGGAATTCTTCTTCGGTGATGGCCTTGGCGGTATAGAAGGCCGTGATGTTGCGCAGTACCAGGATCTCGTACTTGTCCGGGCAGCCGGCGTGACTGAGTTCGTCGAGGTCTTCGTCGATCAGAATGTGAACGCTCATAATTCCAGATCCTCTGCCTGAGCAATCAGCGCATCGTCTACGAGCGGCTGTAGCAGCTTCTCAGCGATTTCGCCGAGCATGCCGAGTGAGTGGTCGCTGTAGCCAAGCAACTCGTCAGCAGACACCTTGTCGGCGCATCCGCGCTTGGTTTCGATCAGCAGGTAGCCGAGCGATGGGGTTGGGACTTGGCAATCAGCGAGGCGGGCATTCACATGCGCATCAACCGCCAGTGCGAAGTCGCGAAACCGAACACCCTGCTGCGGGTTCATGCGGCGTTGGAACATGACGTCGCAGCCGCGAATCAGCTGCTCAGCCGCGTCATACAGCCACTCAGCCCGCGCCAACTCTTCCGGCGTCTCACTGACCGCTGGAGGCAACTTCGCGTCGTGCGCGGCCTGACAGATATCAAATCGTGCGTTCATCATTGCCTCCAGTAGTGGCGGGGTTATTTGGTTGGCGGAGCAGGGAGCGGCATCCAGTGGGTGATACGATCAGAGTCCCAGCCGCTTCCGTCGTTGTCTTGATCATCCCAGTAGCGGTATGGCTCGAAAGTTTCTTCCGGCTGGATCGGCTCGTCCCAGAACAGCGCGCCAACTTGGTGAGCTCCATTTTCGAACCTGATCAGGACTGGCTCACCGCTTTCTGGCAGATTCTCGCTGCACTTGATCCATTCGCTCATCTCAATCTCCTAGGCGATATACCCGCCCGGCATAGTGGTAACGATCTTCCTCGGCGCGTCATGCATCCGACCTTTGGCGCAGTCGTGGACGTCGGGGCGGGGCTTGCGGGGGAGGGGTGGGGTTGTGCGTTTCATGGCTGGCCCCGCGCTTCGAGCATTGCGTCCGAGATCTCGTAAGCCCATTTCGAGATGAGCTCATCAAAACCATCATCTGGATAGCCGCCCCTTGTGACATAGGCCTGCATAGCCTTAGCCGCGAAGTAATCGCGCAGGGACATACCGGATAAATAACGCTTCGCCTCCAGTTCATTCTTCGGCTGAAAAATTTGATGGTCGTAATCTGCAACCGGGAACGCCGGCCCACCGCCTTTATTGCTCATCACTCACCTCCAATCGCCCAATAAAAAGCCCGACACGTATGCCGGGCTTTACTCACTCACGAAGACCACCCTACGTGAGAGGTGTTTGCCTCCTGCTGGAGGGCTTGGCTGTCTGTTACATGGCTGCAAATCCTCCGCGTTGTCGTACAGGGTAAATACGCCGTCCAATCGGGCGCTTGCAGCTGTACCTGCATTGGTAGAACACCTTGATCCGCGACATCACTGTGGCGCCCAGCTATTCGCGATTTACACAAGGTGCTCTCCGATACAGGCGCACTCTCTAAACGAGTTTCCCCAGAGAGATATCGGGCCGTTGCGTACGGCGGACGATGGAGTGGGTTATTCCAGTACCAGCGCAATGGCTGCGCGGGCCGTTTCAACGTCTTCTTCGACCATCCGGCCTGCATCACCACAGTCGTTCAGCGATTTCAGCGATGCGTGGAGCTTTTGTAATGCCGCCAGCAGTTCAGGCGCGGCGGCGATCAGCCTGGCATTGTCTTTTGAGCTGATGCTCTCGCAAATCGTGATTTCTGAGCAGTAGCCGTCGCCGTGCCGCACAGAGGCTGTTTGGCGTACACGGCACTCATCATCAGGGTCCCCTAAGTGCTGCCACGGGCCCGGCGTGCCTTTGAATTCTCTCATCACACTTTCTCCATCGTTTATGGCTTTCGAATGCCTCCCGGGGTTTGAGAGGCATTTGTAAAGCAAGATGGCGATCCTGAAACAGCAGGAAGCCATCTGATATCCGGTCGCTCTCTACTGGAGGCGCGACTGGGTGTTTCGTCAGTGGTGATTGATGCAGGGGCCGCGTTGCGCGGAGGTTGCTTTCGTCCGCATCCCGCTGCGCACTCTGGGAATGCGCAGGAAGATGGTTCAGGCTGACGTAGCGCTTGCTTTCATCTTTGCCACTGCTTTGCTGACGGCCTTTGGCATCTTTTTCTCCCTGATAGCCTGGAGTTGGCTATCCGTCAGCATGTCGGCCATGTACAGGTCTGAGATCGCATGATTCAGGCGATCCAGACGTTCAGCATCTTTCGCATCCATGCCTGGGAATTGCTCTGAGAACGAGCGAGCTGCCCATCCTTGTTCAAATGTTTGCGTCATCGTCTTACCCTCCGTTGATTTCCAATGCCGCCTCATCGAAGCGGCATCAGTAAATCTGTGGGTGTATCTCCGTGACCCGCTACTGGCGTCGGTCACCGGCTTGAATCTCAGATTGTTCTTCCAGCCGCGACCCTGTCCGCCAGAAAACTGCTTTCGGTGCTTTACGCTGCACACCCGGGTCAGTTGCCAACCCTCTGAACCGTTGAGGCCGGTTCATCGCTGCCTTGTTGCGGGCCTGTGTTTCGTTCGGCTTGAGGTCATTTAAGCTTGCTTAAAAGGTCGCGTCAAGCATGCTGATGAAAATAATTTAGCAAGCTTAACCATGAGGCAGCAAAAAGCCCGCGCTAGGCGGGCTTCGGTGGGTCACGCAATACGACTTTCGGACTAGATATCGCCGTCGAAGCTGTGCGCAACGTACCGTCCAATGACAGTTACGTGCTCAAGCTGGTCGGGGTTAAGGCTTTCGTCTGGGTTCTTCGTGGCATTGTCGGAGCGGATGATCAGCCCACCATCGAACCTCTTATATAGCCTCTTGATCCGCAATTCATTTCCATATCGGATGCCGTAGACTTTCCCGTCCTGAATCGCGGTGTTGCTTAAGTCCAGTGTGACCTTTGCGCCTTGCGGGAGAGTTGGCTCCATTGACTCTCCAGTTACGATGAAGTCTGACAAGTTTTTGGGGTTCAGCCGCTTTCGCCTTATCCAATCCATCCGGTACGCATTTCCCTGATCCTGGTGCACTTCCTCTATCACCATCTCTCCCGTCCCTGCAGCAAATCTCACCTCTATCCGAGGCACGATAATAAACTGGTCATCTGGAAGATCCTCAGGCGCTTCCCACGCAATCACATTGTTACCCGGCCTGTACGGCTCTGGGGTTCCTTCACCAGTCGCGATCCACCTTGCGCTTACTCCAGACTCGGACGCAAGCGCGAAAAGGTTCTCTGGTCTTATAGATGCGGTTTCACCAGTCGTCCACTGCGTTACGGCGGACGGTGATACCCCGCACCGCTTCGCCATCTCGGTTTTTGACAGTTTGCTGTGCTCTATCGCCAATGCGACGCGTTCATGCCGCCCGGCTGGCTCAGCGATCTCCCGCCCGAAAAATATCATCAGATGAATCCCGTCAAAATTTAAGCCAGCTTAATTCCCGCGTACTTAAGCATGCAGTGCCGTCTTGCGCTGGTTGATTAAGCATGCTTAAATTCAACCAAACCAAGTGGAGCACTTATGAAAAAGACTGAGGTTCTCAACCACTTCAAAGGCGTCAGTAAGGTTGCTGAGGCTCTGGGCATTAGCCCTGGAGCGGTTTCTCAGTGGCCTGAATCGGTGCCTCCCCTTCGCCAGCTTCAGTTGCAGGCGATCACTGGCGGCGCACTCAAAGCATCCGAAGATGCCATGCGCTTCCTTACTCCTGCCGCCTAACCAATTCCCAGCCACGAAAGGAAATCACCGATGTACGCAGATCAATCCCACAAGCGCGACACACCTCGGAAGGTTCGTTTCAACAAAACGCTCGACCGGATTCTGGTCCGTGCTGCTGAGCGCGCCGAAATGCAACACGCCACATACCTCTACGAAATGATCGAGTGGGCCGTCGAAAACGGAGCAATCGAAGCACTGAGTAAGGACGACCAGAAGTCTAGCGCGGCCTAGAGGCCCTTTGGAGGTCACGTGCCTGAAATTGATTACGAGCGCCTGTCTAGCCGCTCGAAGGAAAGGATCGCTGCATACGCCCTCAAGAAGGGCCTGAGCATCGATGAAGCGCTTGAGGAAATCGCCATTGAGTTTCTGGCGATGGGAGGCCCGGCAAAACTCGGGCGACCGAAGGCAAAGCTGTACCAATTAGACCCTAAAGAGGGACTCAAAAATGATCAATGACAAATCACAGGCGAAAAAAAACCAGGTTCACGGCCTGGTTTCTTTCACAACGTATTGCACAACGTTCTGGAGCGAATAATGACCAATATCGATACCAGCGTCAACCCCCCGGTATTTACATCGCACGCCGTGAGCTTTCACCAGCACGCCGCGATGTATGCCGCCCGCATGATCCGCTTCCAATACACCAACGACTCCAAGACCAAGTTTCGCCGTGAATGCCTCCAGCACCTGAAGGCATCCCTGTCGCACGAAGGGGAATCGGCATGAGCAACGTCATCCAACTGAAATCGGCCGGGGGCTTTACCCGGATGGACAACGAGCTGTATGAGGCCCTAATTGGGGCTGAACTGTCTGGTCGTGAACTGCGCGTCGCTCTTGCTGTACATCGGCTCACTGCCGGCTACAACAAGGAAGCCGTGAAGGTGGCGGCCATGTATATCGCCAAGATGATGTACGGCGAGAGCGGCGCCGGCAACGAACGCGCAAACGTCTCCAGAGCGATCAATTCGCTGATCCGTCAGCGGGTACTTTTCCGTGACGGTGGCAGTCGAGATCCGATCACTTTCCTCCCTCCAAAAGAATGGAAAGTAGACCCAAAACCTACCGTGTCGAAATCTACACACTGTGTAAAAAACATACACTCCACTGTGTTGGAAACTACACACATTAAAGAAAGAAATACAAATACTACTCCTAACGGAGTAGTCGTCGACGCCGAGCGTCAACCAGAGCAAGCGGAGAAAGTTTCCCGTCAGGCGCCGGCAATCGAAGCTTGCCCATATCAGGCCATTGTCAACCTGTACCACCAAGCGCTCCCTGAGCTGCCAGCAGTAGCAATGCTCAACGACAGCCGCAAGCGCTCGCTGCAAGCTCGGTGGCGTGAAAGCCCTGTTCACCGAGACCTTGAGTTCTGGGCTGATTACTTTTTCCAAGTAAAGACTTCTGACTTCCTGATGGGCCGCGTTCCAGGCCGCAACGGTGGGAAGTCGTTCCGCGCCTCCTTCGACTGGCTGATTGCCCCAAGCAACTTCGTGAAGGTTGTGGAGGGCAATTACAATGCGTGATCCCTACAGCATCGAGGCCGAGCACGGCCTGCTGGGCGCGATGATGAAGCGCCCTGAGTTGATCGAAACCCTGAGCGACGATCTGTCTGCCGAGTCGTTCTACTTCCCAGAGAATGCCGAGGTCTATCGCGGGATCATGGCTGTCCGCGCTCTGCGCCAGTCCGTGGACTTCCTGACGGTCGGAGAACACATCGGTGTACTGCCGAATGGCGTCCGTGGGCTCGGCTACTGTGCTGAGATCGTCGATAACACCCCAAGCGTGGCCAACGCATCAACCTACGCTGCAATCGTCCGTGAGCGCGCCATAGACCGCGCTCTGTACGATCTGGGCAGCAATGCGATGGACATAGCGCAGAGCGAGCAGGATACCCAGTCGAAAATCTCCGCAATCCAAGCTGCTGCGATGGCGCTCGACAGCGGCGCCGGCTCGGATGATGTGGTGCGCGCTTCCGACATCATCGGTGATCAGGTCGAGGTCTGGCAGGATCGGTATGACCGCTACCTGAAAGGCGAGACACTTATCGGCCTGTCTACTGGTCTGGATGACCTAGACAAAGTGCTTGGCGGGTTGCAGCCCGAGCAGCTAATCATCGTTGCCGGCCGTCCAGCGATGGGCAAGACCACTCTTGCCATGGGGTTCGTGATCAACGCTGCGATTCGCCAAGCAAAATCCGGCCTTGTTGTTAGCCTGGAGATGAGCAAGGGCCAGTTGATCGACCGCGCAGTGGCGTCTGAAGGCAAGATTCCGCTCAGCCTGATCAAGAACGGCACCGCCTGCGAGACGCACAGCCATCAGCTTTCCGTCGCCACATCGAGGATTCACAAGTCCAAGCTCTTCATCGCTGACCGTGCCGGCGCAACAGTCGGGCGCATTCGCTCGCTCGCACGGCGCCACAAAATGCGCTACGGCCTCGACATCCTCATGGTCGATTACCTGCAGCTCATGGAAGGCGAGGGCGGCAACCGCACCTAAGAGGTCAGCAGCATCAGCCGTGGCTGCAAGCTCCTTGCTCGTGAGCTGGGCATCCCCGTTGTGCTGCTCAGTCAGCTCTCCAGGAAATGCGAGGAACGCCCGAACAAACGCCCGATCCCGTCAGACCTGCGTGAGTCAGGCGCCATCGAGCAGGACGCCGACGTGATCCTCTTCGTGTACCGCGATGAGGTTTACAACGAGCACAGCGAATACAAGGGCGTAGCCGAAATCATTATCGGCAAGGGCCGGGACGTTGAAACCGGAACCGTTCGCGCTGCATTCCTCGGTCAGTACAACCGTTTTGAAAACCTCGCCGCCGGCTGGAAAGCCGAACCAGTAGAGACCACCGCCAAGGTGACGCCTCTCGCCAGCCGCTACGCAAGCAAGGAGAAATGCTGATGGCCGATGACATCGATATCGCGCAAGAGCGCATCGAGGCCGACATGGCCCACCGAATTGCTACTCGCACCGTTTACACCGGCATCAGCGCCAAAGAGTGCGAGGACTGCGGAGAGGAGATTCCCGAGGATCGCCGCGCTGCGGTTCAGGGCGTGAAGCTTTGCGCGCCTTGTGGGGCTTTGGTGGAGCTGAAGGCGAAGGGGGTGCGTCGTGGGTAACGTCATCGTCAAACCTCGTCACTTCTGGTCAGCCGGAGCCAATCGCATCCGCGACGTGTTCAAGCTGGCCTTCCAGTTCGCCGCTGAGCTGTCCGTCTCCAGCGCCGTCGAGATCATCGTCCGCCCGGTGAAGTCCCGCCGCACCCTTGAGCAGAACGCCAAGCTCTGGGCGATGCTGGGCGACATCTCCCGCCAAGTCGATTGGCCGGTCAACGGTGTGATGCAGAAGCTCGACAGCGAGGACTGGAAAGCGCTGATGACCGCTGCGGCTCGCCAAGAGATCCGCATGGCCCAAGGCATCAACGGCGGCGTGGTCATGCTGGGCGAAAGCACCAAGCGCATGACCGTGTCCGAGCTTGGCGACGTGATCGAGTGCATGTATGCCTTCGGTGCTGAGAAAGGCGTGGTCTGGAGCGAGCCTAAAGGGCAGATGCCAGAACAGTGGGAGGCTGCATGACCCTCCCATCCAAGCCCCGCAAACCAAAGACCTGCGCCAACCCAGAGTGCAGGGCCTCATTCGCGCCTCATCGCCTCGGTCAGAAGGTCTGCAGCCCAGCCTGTGGACTGGCGATCAAGTCAGAGAACGCCGACAAGGCTCGAAAGGCCCTCGCCGATGTAGGCCGCAAGGAGCTGAGAGCGGCCAAGGAGCGCGTTAAGACGAAGGGGCAGTACATGCGTGACTGCCAGACCGCTTTCAACGCCTGGATACGCGCCAGAGACGCTGGAAAACCATGTATCTCTTGCGGGACGACTGCAAATGTCCAGTACGCAGCCGGCCATTACCGCACCGTTAAGTCGTGCCCAGAGTTGCGCTTTGAGCCGCTGAACGTCCACCTGCAGTGCAACCGCAACTGCAACATGGGGAAGTCCGGGGCAATCGTTGAATACCGAATCGAGCTGGTGAAGCGCATCGGCGCCGAGCAGGTCGAGTGGTTAGAAGGCCCCCATGAGCCCAAGCGCTACACCATCGAAGATCTCAAGGCCCTCACCGCCGAATACCGCGCCAAGACCCGTGAACTCAGGAGAGCAGCATGAAGATTCTCGATTATGCGTTTGGCGAATTTAAATGGTATCGGCGGCTTCGCGGAGGGGCATGGTTTCTAATCGGCCCCGGGCCATCACAGCCTTCACTGGGCTGGTTTTGGGTAAAGGGCCAACCATATTTCTATGAGCGCGCATACGCAGTGGAGGATTACTCATGATCCTCCACCTCTACTTCCTCTTCATGTTGTTACTCGCCGGAGGTCTGCTCGAAGGCTGCCGCCGGATTCTGCGGAAAGATCGGATTGCGCGGGGTGTGAAATGAGCAAGTGCCCGAAATGCTCTGGCGTTGATCTGTGGGTGACATTCACGCCAAAAGGCAACCTCATTGATCATTCAGGTCGACGCAAGATTGAGGACGAATTCGTGACATCCAACGAATACGACTTCTACTGGCAGCATTTAGCCGCAAAAGATCATCTGCGCAAGCACTGCCGCACCTGCCAATACCAGTGGCGTGAAAATACTGCTGACGAGGTGAAGCCATGAACTGGAAAGGCATCAGCACCAACTGCCTCTCGTCCGAGGAAGGCTATCTGGTCAGCCGGTACCGGATGCAGTCGACCAACGCCTTCATCGCCAGAACACCAGCGCCTGCCTCGAAGATTCTCTACTCCGGCGAGAACGAAAAGGCCGCCAAGGCCGCATGCGTCACACATCTTGAATCGAAACAGAGGGTTTCAGCATGAAAGCGCACGAATTTCTCGGTAAGGCCCAGGCTCTCATGCTGGAACGCGGCAAGCAGTACGACAAGCCAGAAGGCGAGCGCAGCATGGCGACCACTGTGAGCGCGTTCAACACCATCACCGGCCAATCCCTGACCGAGGCGGAAGGGTGGCTTCTGCTTCAGATCCTGAAGGACGTGCGCCAATGGCAGAACCCGGCCTACCACGCTGATTCCGCCGAAGACTGTGTTGCTTACGCCGCCCTGAAGGCTGAAGCACTCGCGGAGGCTCAATAATGGCTGAGCGCAAAGTAACCGACGAGCAGCTGATCGAAGCCTTCCAGACCATGAGTGTCGGCCAGACAGCCAAGCACTTCGATATGGATCGCCGCAGCATCGAGCGCCGCAAGGCAAAGCTTGCATTGAAGGGCCACATCCCGGAGATGCACATCGAGTCAAAGCTGCCGCCATTCCTCAAGATCCGCGGAACTTCCCAGCTCATGCGCCGCGGAGAAACCGAGCCGCTGCTTTCTTGGGTCAAGACAAATACTGACAGCGAAGCATTGGAGGCACTTATTCGGGCCTCATGTGACGCCGCGGTAAAGGATTTGCCTCACGTACCGGCGCGACCATTCGCTGGCAACTACCTGCCTGACCTGATGACTGCCTACCCAATCGGCGATCCGCACTTCGGGGAGTACATTTGGGCCGCCGAGTGTGGAGAAGACTGGGACCTCAGCATTGCCGAGCGCGTGCACTGTGCGGCCATGGCTTCGCTGGTTGAGTCTGCACCGCCGACTGAGACGGCAATCATTGTCAATCTCGGTGACGCAGCTCACTACGATTCCATGGCTGCCGTAACGCCACGCACTGGCCACCACCTGGACGCAGACAGCCGCTACGCCAAGATGGTCGACATCCTGATACTCGCCATGCGCCAGTGCATTGAGTCGGCACTAACGAAGCACAAGTTCGTGCACGTGGTTAACGTCATCGGGAACCACGATGAGACCGGCGCCGTCTGGTTGAGTCGTCTGTTTGCCCATGTCTACAAAAACGAGCCGCGCGTCACCGTCGAAGTCTCGCCAAGCGTCTTCAGCTACTACCGCTGGGGCAACAACCTGATCGGCATGCACCACGGCCACACCAGTAAGGCCGACAAGCTGCCGGGCGTCATGGCGACCGACCGTGCCAAGGACTGGGGCGATACCGAGCATCGCTACTGGTGGACAGGCCACATCCACCACGAAAGCAAGAAGGAATACCCTGGCTGCACCGTCGAGTCCTTCAACACCCTGGCACCGGGCGACAGCTACGCGCACGCAGGCGGCTGGAGATCGCGCCAGAACATGAAGGCAATCGTCCTGCACCGCGAGCACGGCGAAGTCGCGCGCCACACCGTTCACCCGTCCATGTTGAAAGAGGTAGCCGCATGAATATCAAATGTCTTTTTAAAGGCCATGATGTTGAAAAAGTTATGGTTATCAACGATATGGGTTCCAAAATAATGTCTGGCGCTTTGAAAGGTTGGGCGCTTCGTTATATCCCAGCAGACTGGTGCAAGCGTTGCGGCAAGGTTTCTGGGAGTGGCTTCTTCGAAAAGAAGGATTCGGAATGAGAGACGCCGAAGACCTTCTTACCCACTGGGGCCGCTGGAGCCGCCAACAGGTCGGCATCCCGCGCTGCACGTCACCTTCCTACGTCCTGATGCGCGACAACGTGGAGCAGTTCGACAGTTTCCCTACTGCAGACATCACGGACGAGGAAGCTATGATGGTTGACCACTTCGTCGCCCGCATGGCCCGCAAGCATGCCAAGATGGCCGAGTGCGTTCGGGTGTACTATCGCGGTCTGGACAAAACCATGGCGGACGTAGGCAAGGAAGTAGGTGAATCTCGGCTAAAGGTGCGCGAGTACATCATCGCCGGGCACGCGTACATTGAGGCTTGTCTTGAAATGAGGGTGGCGGCATGACTGATCGTGAATTGCTGGAAATGGCCGCGAATGCTGCCGGCCTGAGGGCTACCGGTCACTACGATTTCCAGTGCGGGCTTGAGGTATCCGCTCCGCACAATGCCCCTTACTACTGGAACCCGCTAGAGGACGACGGCGATGCGTTCCGCCTTGCTTTGGCGTTGCATATCCAGGCAGACGCCAGCGCAGACTATACGTGCATAGCTGTAACAAACTATGGGTGGAGAGAGGCAGTGACTGGGCGCGATCGCGCCCAGTCTATGAGGCGCGCCATCGTGCTTGCTGTCGCAGACCATGAGAAGAAGAAACAGCGCGATCTGTACGCATCACAATATGTGCATAAATAGGTCAATCCACTTGACGTGTTAACTTCCGAATGGCATATTGCCCAAAGATGCGGTTTTACCGCTTCGAAAGCAGATGAATGCGCAGGCTGATGCGCGAGTACGCGGTCATTGTGACTCGTACGTGCGGTGAAAAACCCGTGAAGCCGGAGATCAGCGCCGGCCATCTGCACCAAACAGCGCCGGCACGCCGCTAGCGAGTACAAGGTGCGTGCAACCAATTCCAAGCCTCGCCACAGTGCGGGGCTTTTTTATGCCCGCAATCCACGAGGTAGGCCATGACAGTAACCGTCGACGCCAAGCTCATCGAGATTGCCCAGTGTCTCGCGGCTACGGCATCGCAGTGCAAGGAGAGCGGCATGACGAAGCTCGCTGATACATTCGCCAAGGCCGCGACTGACCTGCTCGCCCAAAGCATCCGAGACACCAACACCGTTCACTAGCTGATTTATTTCCCGCACTCCGCTCCCCAGCGGACTTTGGCGCCCACCCGGCGCCTTTTTTATCCCCCAACGCCGAGACCAACGAGGCGCCTATGAGATCGCAAGCCATGTCAGAACCCGGCCCGTTTACCGCTTTGGGTGGCATCGCGCTTTACAAGCTCGGCGCCTTTGGGTTCGTCGCTGTGCTGGCTGCCATTGTCGTGATGGCGATGACGCTGCCCAAGACTGTTCGCGAGTTCGTTGTCGCGATGATCAGTACAACCGTCTCCAGCATCTGCGGAGGCGCCTTCGTGGTGCGCTGGTTCGATCTTGGAGGTTGGGCGCATGACGATATCGGTCTGATCGCTATAGGCGGCATCATCTTCGTCTGCGGCCTTCCAGCATGGGTATTGGTTCGCGCCTGGTTCAAGTGGGCCGAGAATCGCAAGGACAAGGATCTGGCTGAACTCGCCACGGATCTTACGGAGCTGAAGAAGACCGTCACCGGCTCGATCAATCCTCAGTAATTCGGAGTTCGCCATGAACCTCATCCCACAATGGTCTCAGCTCTGGAAGCTGTACAGCGTTCAGATCGCTGCAGTCCTCGTTGCATTGAACGCTGCCGCCACCTACTGGCCAGCTCTGCAAGGCGTCGTATCGCCCGGCGTGTTCTCCACTGTGAACGCATTCCTCGGTGCTGCAGTCATCCTTGGCCGCATCATCAAGCAAGAGCCGGCCGCGTGACATGCCTCGCCAGATAAACGTCCGCGCCTACCTTCCATGGTGGTTCCGCGCCTACGTTCACGCTGTCTACGCATTCGCCTACATGACTGGGCTTGAGGTCGACAAAGACGTCATCCGCGCTCAGGCCAAGCAAGTCACGCGTTACAAAGAGGTTGAGTGATGGGATCGATATCTCACAAGGTTTACAAGGACCAGCAAGAACACATGCAGGACTGCGCCAATTCACAGCTAGCCGCGCAGTACCGCGCTTTTGGTCAAGAACCTCCAGAATTCTGCAAGCAGCAGTTCGTAGAAGGTGAGTTTGAAGTGATCGATGAGCAAAAGCTGATCGGCTCCGAGTAACAGAAGGAATACAACATGACAGCCAAGCCTGATTGGGAGGCGATTGAACGCGCCTACCGGGCTGGTTCTCTTTCGATCCGAGCCATTGGTGAGTTGCATGCTGCAAACCACGCCACGATCCTGAAGCGGGCCAAGAAGCACGGGTGGGAGCGAGACCTGACTGAGCAGGTCAGAGCGGCGACTCAGCGCAAGGTAACCAAATCGGTAACCATCGGCACCACTGAGGACTCATTGGTTACTGAGGCCTCGATTGTTGCTGAGGCGTCGGACAAGGCAGCGTCACTGATCCTCGCTCACCGAGGCAGTTTGGCGCTGTGGCAGGTCATTGCAACCAAGCTCAGCGTGTTCTTGGCTGAGGCCGACATCGATGAGAAGACGCACGGTGACTTTGCCCGCTCGTTGAACGCTGGTGTTGATGCACAGCTGAAGGTGATCAAGGCGCAGCGTCAGGCCTACAACATTGATGCTGAGCCTGAAGGTGGCGAATCAGCCGACGCAAGCCTGACAATCCAGTTCGTCAAGCCATCCAATGGCAATTGAGTTCCCCGACAAGCTCGCGTTCCTGTTCGAGCCGCACCGGTACAAGGTGGCGTACGGCGGGCGAGGCAGCGGGAAGTCATGGAGCTTTGCCAGATCGCTGCTGATCCAGGGCGCACAGAAGCCGATGCGCATCCTGTGCACTCGTGAGATCCAGAAGAGCATTGCTGACTCGGTACACAAGCTTCTGGCCGATCAGATCGCCAGCCTAAAGCTGGGTGGCTTCTACGAGGTTCAGCAGGCCTACATCAAGGGCAAGAACGGGACTGAGTTCAGTTTCGCCGGCCTACAGCAACATACAGTCGATTCGATCAAGTCCTACGAGGGCGTCGACATTGTCTGGATCGAGGAAGCGCACGCGGTAGTGAAGAAGAGTTGGGACGTGTTGCTCCCGACCATTCGCAAGCCGGGCTCTGAGATCTGGGTCACGTACAACCCTCAGCTTGAGTCTGACGAGACGCACGAGCGCTTCGTGACCAAGCCTGCGCCTGACTGTGTGTCAGTGCTGATGAACTACAATGACAACCCATGGTTCCCCGCAGTGCTGGAGCAGGAGCGCTTGCACGCTCAGGCGACCATGAAGCCAGAACAATACGCTCACATCTGGGAAGGTAAGTGCATGCCGGCAGTTGAAGGCGCCATCTACTTTGAACAGATGAGCCAGACCGAGTCGCGCATCGCCAACGTGCCGCACGATGGGCTGCTGAAGACACACGTCATCTTTGACCTTGGTTGGAACGATGCGATGACGATCATACTGGCCCAGAAGATGGCCGGCGAGATCCGCATCGTTCACTACATCGAAGGTCATCAGCGCACGCTGGCTGAGTACAGCGCTGAGCTGAAAGAGCTTAAGTTGGATGATCAGCCAATGAACTGGGGCAACGTCTATCTGCCACACGACGGCTATCACAAGCGCCACCAGAGCGGCAAGTCAGACGCCGAGGTCATGGGCCAGCTTGGATGGACTGTGATGCCTGTGCCGAACATGCACGTTGAGCAGGGCATCAACCGGGTTCGCGAGGTCTTCCCTCGCACCTACTTCAACCGTGACCGCACGGCTCGCCTCGTGGAGTGCTTGAAGCGCTACCGCCGGCAGATCAACCAACAGACCAACGAACCGGGCGCGCCGCTGCATGACGAGTACAGCCACGGTGCGGACGTTATGCGCTACCTCGCACTTGTGGCTGACCAGCTCAGCAACGACGAGTGGGGCGGCCAGCTCAACTATCGCAAGCTCAACAACGCATAAGGGCACGAAATGACAAAGGGTCTGACCGAGGACGAACTCAAAGCCCTGGTCGGGGCCGAGATGCGCCAGTCGCTTGGGTATTCATCGTCCAAGCTGAGCATGCAGCGTCAGAAGTCGATGTACTACTACCTCGGCATGCCGGTTGGTGACTTGTCGCCGCCAGAGGTGGATGGGCGCTCGTCGGTTGTCTCGACTGACGTGCGGGACACTATCGAATCAATGCTGCCCCAGCTCATGGTGACTTTCGTCGGCTCCGACACTGTGGCCGAGTTCGAAGCGACCAAGCCCGGCGATGAGCAGAAGGCCGAGCAGGCCACTGAATACGTCAACTACCTGTTCTACAAGAAGAACAACGGTCACCGCATCGCTTACACATGGATGAAGGACGCGCTGCTGCAGAAGAACGGCATCATCAAGGTCTGGTGGGACACCCGCCATGAGGAAACCCGAGAAGAATATCGCGGGCTTTCCGAGGTGGAGTTGACCCAGCTGCTGGAAGATGACGAGGTGGAGGTCGTCGAGCAGAACATCCGCGTCGACGAGGACGATCAGGAGCAACGCCAGCAGGCCATCATGCAGTTGATGCAGCAGGCACAGGCTCAGCCGCAGTCCGCGCCTCAGGTGATGCAGCAAATCCAGCAGATCGAGTCTAAGCCACCGGTGATGGTGTACGACGTGGTCTGCAAGCGAACCAACAAGGCCGGCAAGATCTGCATCGATAACGTCCCGCCAGAAGAGTTCCTGATCGCCCGCAACGCCAAGGACATCGAGACGGCCAAGTTCGTAGCCCACAGGGTACAGCGCACCAAGTCTGAGCTGAAGTCCATGGGCTACAAGAACGTGGATGATCTTGGCTCTGAAGATTCGGGTCAGGCCATGAACTCGGAGCGTATTCAGCGAGTGAGCTGGAACGCCTACATCGACAACGATGCGTCGAACGAAGAAAGCCAGAACAACGTGTGGGTGCTTGAGGCCTACATGCGCTGCGACTATGACGGCGATGGCATTGCCGAGCTGCGCAAGGTCACCATGGCCGGCAACACGCTGCTGGACAACGAACCGGTCGATTGCATTCCGTTCGTGTCGATCACGCCAGTCCCGCTTCCGCACCAGTTCTTCGGCCTGTCCATCGCTGACTTGGCCATGGAAAGCCAGAAGACCAAGACCAGCATTCTGCGTGCCCAGCTCGACAACATGTATCTGGCCGTCAATGGCCGGTACTTTGCCGAAGAAGGGCAGGTGAACCTTGACGACCTGCTGACCTCGCGCCCGGGTGGTGTCGTGCGGATCAAGCGCCAAGGCGCTGTAGGCCGTCTCGATCAGGGCGCACCAGACATTGGCAACTCCATGCAGATGATGGAGTACATGCAGCAGGACTTGGAGAACAAGACCGGCTGGACGCGCTATAGCCAAGGCAATGACAGTGGTTCGCTGAACGACACCGCGACCGGCGTGAACGTCATCACCAACCGCGCCGACATGCGCCTCGACCTGATCGCCCGTAACTTCTCCGAGGGCTACGTCGACCTGTTCAAGCTGATCCTCAAGCTGGTCTGCCAGTACCAGCAGAAAGAGCAGATCGTGAAGCTGACCGGCGGCTGGGTGCCAATCGACCCGCGCGAGTGGAGCAACCAGTTTGACGTGTGCATCAACGTCGGCATTGGCACTGGCAACAAAGATCAGAAGATCCAGCACCTGCAGATGCTAGGCGCCATCCAGGCACAGGGCATGCAGATCGGCATTGCTACCCCTGACAACATCTTCAACGCCGCGACTGAGCTGGCCAAGCAACTTGGCTTCAAGAGTCCTGACAAGTTCTTCACTGACCCGGCCAAGCAGCCACCGCAAGACAAGCCTGACCCTGAGCAAATGAAGGCTCATGCTCAAATGCAGGGCGAGCAGGCCAAGATTCAAGCCAGCATGCAGCTCAAGCAGATGGAGCTGCAGCACAACGCCCAGCTCGACGAGGCTAAGCGCAACCATGAGCTTCAGCTCGAAACGGCCAAGATGAACATGCAGGCGCAGGTCGACGCGAACCGCCAGCAGGTTGAGGCCGACCAGAAGACCCTGCAGAGCCAGCAACAGGCCAAGCTCGACGCGATGAAGGACGAGCAGAAGACCCAGCAGCTCGCGATGCAGTTGGAGTTCGACCGCTGGAAGGCGGAACTCGACGCAGAAACCAAGATCGCCGTCGCGCAGATCGCACAGCAGGCCACGCTCAGCTCGGCGCAGATGAAGGCATCGCAGGATTTTGAACAGCAGGAGCCAGCGAATGGCGACGCTTGAAGAACAGATCTATGACGGCAATCGCGCTCGGGAGTGCCTCGAAAACGAGGCGTTCAACTGGGCCTTTGAAGGCATCAAGCAGGAGTTGACCAACGCATGGCAAACCTCACCGGCAAGGGACGTGGAGGGAAGGGAAAAGATCTTCCTGACGCTCAAGCTTCTGGACAGGTTGAAGGCAGCGCTGACGACCAGTCTGGAGTCGGGCGAGCTGGCGGAGTCGAACCGGATCTACCAGCAAACGCTCATGGAGCGCGCAAAAGAGAGCTTGCGGCTTTGAAAGCGTTCCTCACGGGCCAGTCCGTAATCATTCGCAACTGAATCCCATAGGGGACAATCAATGAGCTTGTTTATTAACCGCATGCTGGGCCACGTACTCATGAACGAATCCGTCGGCGATGGCGGCGGTGCACTGACCGTTGACGGCGGCGCGGCGGCGTTCGCTGCGTTGCTTGATCCGCCTGCTGCGGAAGAGCAGGAGCACGGCTCCGAAGAACACAAAGAGCTGCCTGACGAGCCTGAAGTCGAGGCCGAGCAGGAGCAGGAAGAAGAATCCAGCGAGCAAGAGGACGAGCCGCAGACCTTCACCGTCAAGATCGACGGCAAGGAGGTCGAGGTATCGCTCGACGAGCTGAAGAATGGCTACCAACGTCAGTCTGACTACACCAAGAAGACGATGGAAGCCGCGCAACAACGCAAAGAAGCAGACGCCGTGATGCAGACGGCACAGCAGGAGCGCCAGCAATATGCCGGCGAACTCCAGCGCATGGCCGTACAGCTCGAAGGCGTGTTGGAACAACAGGGTCAAATCGACTGGCAAGCTCTGCTTGAGTCCGATCCGATGGAGTACCTGAAGCAGCAGCAACTCTTTCAACAGAGACAAGCGCTGTATCAGCAAAACATGCAGGAACAACAAAAACTCGCGCAGCAGTTCCAGAACGAACAGGCACAAGCCCACCAAAGTTATCTGGCCAAGCAGCAGGAAGACCTCCTCGCCAAGCTCCCGGACTGGAAAGACGATGCAAAGGCCGCAGCCGAAAAAGCCGCTATCTCGAAGTTCCTGCAAGAGCAGGGTTTCGAGGCTGAGGACATTTCGTCCATTGCCGACCACCGCCACGTTCTCGTGGCCCGCAAAGCGATGCTTTACGACCAACTGATGGCCAAAGCCAATGTGCAAGCCAAGAAGGTTCAAGAAGCCCCGCAGCGAGTGGTCAAGCCCGGCGTCACCTCCAACGGAAACGCAGACGGTCGCACGACCGCCGCGAAGAACCATGCCAAGAACGGCACCGTTGAATCTGCCGCCGCCGTATTCGCTCAATTCCTTTAATTTCGGAGCACAATCATGGCCGCACCCAGCAATACTTTCCTCACCACTGCCGCAATCGGCAACCGTGAAGACCTGACCGACACCATCTACCGCATTTCCCCGACTGCCACACCGTTCATCTCGCTGGCAGCCAAGGGTAAGGCGACCAACACCCTGCACGAGTGGCAAACCCAGGATCTGGCCTCTGCCGTGACCAACAACGCCCAGGTTGAAGGCGACAACGCTTCGGCCAAGACCGTTACCCCGACTGTTCGCCTGAACAACCGTACCCAGATCTCGACCAAAACCGTGATCGTGTCCGGCACTCAACAGGCGATGAACCCGGCAGGTCGTAAAGACGAGCTGGCCTACCAGTTGAGCCTGGCTGCGCTGGAACTGCGCCGCGATATGGAAAGCTCGGCCACCCAGCTCGACGTCACCGCTACTGCTCCGCGTCAATCTCGTGGGCTGGTGGGCTGGGTCGTGGACAACGTGAACCGCAACGGCGGCACTCTGGCTTCGTACACCGGCAACACCGGCCGTACCAAGGGCACCGCGATTGCCTTCACCGAAGCGCGCCTGAAGGACGTGCTGCAGAAGTGTTTCACCGCTGGTGGCGATCCGGATTCGATCCTGCTGCCTCCTGCCGCGAAGCAGACCTTCTCGACCTTCACCGGTAACTCGACTCGTTTCGACAAGAGCGAAGACTCGAAGCTGTACGCCTCGGTCGACGTGTATGTATCGGACTTCGGTGAGCTGAAGGCCATTCCTTCCCGCTTCCAGGACGCGAACGACGTGTTTGTTCTGGAATCCGGTAAATGGTCTATCGACTACCTGCGTCCGTTCCAGACCATCGAGCTGGCTCAAACCGGCGACGCCATGCAGCGCGAGCTGGTCGTGGAATGGACTGTGACCGCACGCGCACCGAAGGCCAGCGGCGCAGTCTACGACGTCGCCTGATCCTGACGGCAACAACCCAAGGGGAGCTTCGGCTCCCCTTTTCTTTTAGGAGAAACCCAAATGCCTCAGATCAAACAGCTTGGCGATAGCTCGCTGGGCATCGAAGGGTCGGCAGGCGGCGACGGCGGTTTTGTCCCGGTTGTCCTGATCTACACCGCGTCCACGGTCGATTGCACCCTGTTCACTGCTGATCGTCCTTACGTCGTCAAGGCCGTTCGCGGCCGCGTTGATGTGGCTGGCACTGGCGGCGCCTGTACGGCCGTGATGCGCAAAGTGCCGAGCGGCACCGCCATCACTTCTGGAACCGCTCTGCACACCGGCAGCTTCAACCTCGTCGGCACCGCCAACGCCCAGCAAGCGCTGACCCTGTCCACCACTCCGAGTGACCTCCTGCTCGCTGCTGGAGACTCGATCTGCTTCGACCTGACCGGTACTGCCACATCGGCAGTTGGCAACATCACCATCACCCTCAACCCTGCCTAATCCGCTGCCCCTTCGGGGGCGGCTCCCTTTGAGGAAGCTCCAATGAGCAATACGTTCGAAGGCGCGGTCATGGTTGTGGCCACAGGCGTCAATATTCCTACGACTGGCACATCTGCCAGCGCAACCATCCCCAACATGTCGAGCGGCGAGCTGCCTCGTTACATCCGGATCACGGCCAGCACGGGTGCGTATGTGCGCATCGGCAACGGCACGGTAACGGCGGTCAATACCGACATGATGGTTCAGCCGGGCGACGCCGTAATCATCGCCGTGTGCAACCTGACGAAGATTGCCGCGCTGCAAGTGACGGCTGCTGGCGTGGTGCAAGTCTCTCCGCTGGAGAACATGTAAATGATCGACCTCGAAACGAAGTTCCATTTCCATGACGGCAAGATGACCGTTCAGCGCACTCAGGACTGCACCGCCATTGCGGAGCGCATGAAGGCGCTGCACAACGGTGGTCATCATGGCAGCTCGGAAATGAAACACGCGGCCAGCATTCCGTTCGTGATTATCGAGGGCTATTGCAACAAGAATTCGATCACCTTTCACGAGTGCATCAGCAACAAGGAGCATATGCGCCGGATGCTGAACGACCCTGACCTGTCTGCATTTCGGGTATGGAAGGGCAAAGTATGAGCATCACCAACTACTCGGAGCTACAAGCGTCGGTAGCATCGTGGCTGAACCGTAGTGACCTGACGGTCAATATCCCCGACTTCATCACTTTGGCCGAGGCGCAGCTCAGCACTGACCTCAAGACTCGCGCCATGGAGGCCAAGGTGACGCTCTCAACGGTTGCCGGTACAAAGACCGTCGCGCTGCCGTCTGACATGTTGGAGATGCGCCGCCTGCAAGTTGCTGGCACCTACAACCAGCCGCTGTCCTACCGTTCTCCGGACGAGCTGAGTATCGACTATGCAGCAAACGGATCGGGGCAGCCCGTTGTCTTTACGGTCGTAGGCTCGAATGTTGAGCTGGCACCAATCCCTGATGCGGTGTATTCGCTGGAGCTGACCTATCAGCAGAGGATTCCGGCACTTTCTGATGCGAACACCACCAACTGGCTTTTGACCAGTTGGCCTAATGCCTACCTGTATGCCTCTTTGCTGGCCGCCACTCCATTCATCATGAACGATGAGCGCCTGCAGGTCTGGGGCCAGCTTTATTCGGCGGCTATTGAAAGCATCAACGGGGTTGACTGGTACAGCGGTTCGACTATGAAGGTTCGCGCCAGATGATCCCTCTCGTAGGCTTCGCGCCAGATGCCGACGTGACCACGCCGGGCCTGTTGACTGATTGCGTCAACCTGATCCCGTACCTGAATGGCATGGAGGGTGCGCCAGATCCTGTGACGCCTGCTGCTACGCCTGCGCTTGCCGCTGCCTGTATTGGTGCTGCCGTCGTCACAAAGCTGGACGATACGCGCCGCATCATCGCTGGAACCACCACAAAGCTTTACGAGCTGTCGGCGGGTTCCTGGGTAGATATCGGCCGGGCTGCAGCCTACAACGGCGGCGTTGATACCCGGTGGTCTATCACTCAGTTCGGCGACGCGACTCTGTGCGCGAACCGGGCTGATGTGATTCAGCGCTCAACCGGCGCGGCTTTTGCTGATGTGGCCACTGCGCCGAAAGCAGAGATTCTGTTTAGTGTTGGCGCGTTCGTCATGGCATTGAACACCAATGACGGGTCTGAAAAGCCGGATGGCTGGCATTGCTGCGCCGCGTTCGATGACACGTCTTGGACGCCAAGTCTCGCCACTCAGGCTACGTCAGGGCGCCTTGTTGCGACTTCTGGAAAGCTCACGGCAGGCATGCGGCTTGGCGAGTACGCCATCGCCTACAAAACGAAGTCAATCTACCTTGGCCAATATGTCGGCGCGCCCACTGTATGGAACTGGATTCAGGTTCCAGGCGGTGAGGCGGGCTGCATTGGCAAAGAGGCGATCTGCGATATCGGCGGCGCCCACTTCTTCGTTGGTGATGACAATCTATGGATTTTTGACGGCACGCGCCCGGTTCCGGTGGCGGATGGGTTTGTTCGTCAGTTCTTCTTCGATCGCTCCAACCCGTCTTATCGGTACAAGACCATTTGCGTCTTTGATCGGCAGAAGAATCTGGTTTGGGTGTTTTACCCGTCGCTGAGTTCTACCACTCCCGATTCGGCCTTGGTCTACCACGTCACGGCCAAGAAGTGGGGGGTAGCCAACCGCAGCATTGAGGCTGCGCTCAACTACATCTCCAATGGCGTGACAATCGACGGGTTGCCGTCTATTTCCGCGACCATAGATGGTCTGGCCTCATATTCATTTGACTCGCAGTTCTGGCTAACCGGTGGCAAGTCGATGTCGATCTTCAACACGTCGCACCAGCTTCAGTCGATGACGGGCGCCTCGCTGTCCAGCTCCATGACCACCGGAGAGGTGGGTGATGACGATGGCGTTTCCTCGCTGAACAAAATCCGCCTGCGCTATGCATTGGCTCCTACGTCTTCTTCCGTGCAGACCTTCATTCAGATGAATTCCGGTGTCGGTTTCACCGCTGGTGCCACTGGCTCAGTACTCGATGGAAAGTTTGACTTGCGTCAGACCGCGCGGTGGCACAAGGCGACGTTCAGCTTCGTCGGGCCTGTCCGAATCACCCACATGGACGCCAGCTTATCCGCCTCCGGGAGACGTTGACCGTGAAAGCCAATACCACGCCAAGGGTTGGAACAAATGACCCGGTATTGCAGCGAGAGCTGCGCGAGCACGCGGTACAGATCAACCTGATTTCAGAAGGGCGGATTGCTGGTTCATATACCGCGCTCACATCAGTACCAACGAGTGGCACGAACATGCAAGGCGACTCGGTGAAAAATTCCACGCCTACAGAGCTTGGCACTGCCGGCTCCAAGTACGTGATCGAGGGGTGGGTCTGTGTTGCCTCCGGAACGCCTGGAACCTGGGTGCAAAAACGCTTCCTGACGGGGAACTGATGAATAAAGTCATTGTGGTACCCACAACGCACATCGATGTGGCCTGGAAGGAAGGCGCCGACAAGCTCGGGCTGGCCTGCGCGACATCCGGCGGCGAGATCACAGGCGATCAATTGAAGATGATGCTCAGTCGCGGCGAGCGCACGCTGGTTCGACTAGATCGAGACGACGTCATCTCCGGATGGGGCGTCGTTGGCGTAGAGCAGCTCCCTAATTTCCGCGTGTTGTACGTCTACGAGATGTATGCCCCGCACGGTCACTTCGAAGAGTTCTTCGACGAAATAAAAGCCATGGCGCATGCATTCGGCTGCCTGAGACTTCGCTGCGCGGCAAAGCCTGCGCAAGAGCGCCTCTATCGCCAGCGGTGCGGATTTGCACCCGTCTACCAAGTCTTGGAGGTTGAACTGTGAATATCGATGCCTTGAATGATCAGCTTAGCGCTGAGTTCGGCGGCCCTGCCATTGGCTCGCTACCCGATCATATGGGTGGGCGTCTGAAGCCTCGCAAGGGCGGTGGTGGATCTAGCACGACGACCCAGACCATTCCTACCGAGTTGAAGCCACTGGCGTCCGCGTACGCCAACAAGGCCATGGATTTGTCCAATCAGGGGTATCAGCCCTATGGCGGCCAGCAGGTTGCCGACATGAACTGGGCCCAAGATCAAGGCGCGAACATGATTGCCAACCGGGCATTCAGTGGCGATTCGCTGATGAATCAGGCTAAAAGCACGATGCAAAATGGCTTGGAAACCGGTAATGCGGCTACAAAAAACGGGTACGCAGGCGCCAATCCGTACTTGCAACAGAATATCGACGCCGCGCTCGGCGATATTACGCGCAACTACAACAACGCCGTAGCTCCAGGCCTCACGGGCCAGATGGTCAGCTCTGGCTCGTTCGGGAACACGGGCGCTCAAGCGACGACCCAGAACGCCATGAATGACCTGGCCAAGAACCTTGGCAACACTGCGGCCGGCATGCGCATGCAGGACTACACGGCGCAGCAACAGCTCGCAGAAAACTATGCGAGCCGGAACGACAACCTGAAATCACAGTACATGAACCTTGCTCCAACCTACGGCAACCAGGCCTATACGGATGCTGGGCAGTTCCTGAAACTCGGCACTCAATGGCAAGACAACGAACAGCAGAAGCTTGATACGAACTACCAGAGCTATCTGGATCAGCAAAACCTCCCATACAAGCAACTTGCCGCCATGTCCGGCGTTTTTGATTCTGGCCTTGGCCAATCATCGTCTACGAAGTCTTCAGGAGGCGGCAAATAATGCTCCCATTACTGATTCCAATCGCAATTGGCGCTATTGCTGGCGCGATGTCGAACAAGGACAAGCCTTTGAAAGGGGCGATGATGGGCGGTGCGATGGGTGCTGGTGGCGGCCTGCTGGGCGGCGCTGCTTTGGCTGGTGGAGCTGCTGCCGGAGGCGCTGGAGCGGCTGGTGCAGGTGCCGCAGGAGCAGGAGCAGCGGGCGCTGGAGGCGCTGGTAGTGGCGTCGGATTTGGCCTTGGCCAGTCGTTGGCTTCTGGCACTGCGGGATCTGCCACGATTGCCGGCGGAGCTTCCGCGGCTCCATCTGCTGGACTGCTTGGTACGCTCGGCCAGCAGGCAGGGCAGTTTGCCAGTTCTGCCAAACCATTCATGGACGCAGCATCAACCGGCATGACGGCGGCAAGCCTTTTAGGCGGTGGCCAAGGTCAGCAACAGGCGCCTCAAATGCAACCCTTGAGCGCAAGCGGTTCGCAAACCTTGGCGCAGCTTGCGCAAGGCTCCCAAGATCCTCTGTTGGCTCGTAGGCAACAGATGCAGGCCCAGCACCGAACTCTGTGGGGTTGATATGGACGGACTTCTTGATTTCGTAAAGTCTCCGGCAGGGCAGGGCCTCTTGGCCGCTGCGTTTGGCGGCCTTGCTACGGCTGGTCGTGGTGGCCCGATGAATACGCTTGGCGCTGCAGGGTTATCGGGGCTTGCTGGGTACTCCGCTGCCGGGTCTAACGCCTTGAAGAATCAAGCTTTTCAGATGAAGCAGCAACAAATGGAGCAGCTTCCGAGCCTGTATTCCACGGACGAGGCCGGCAACACTAAATTCGACTTTAAACGCGGTGCCGCGCTTGGCTTGCCTGCCAAGGACATGATGACTCTCTCGCAGTTGCCCATGGCCTCTATGGCCAAGGTAGCCCGCACCGTCGACATTCCTAGCGCTGACGGCGGCAAGCAGACCATGCAGTACGACGAGTATGGGCGTCCGGTAGGCAATGCCATTGATTCCTACGTCGCGCCGCAGCTGGTCGATACTGGCGGCGCCAAGCAGTTCGCCATCCCAAAAGCTGGCGAGAGCTTCACTATGAGCATGTCTCCGGGCGAGCAGGCAGCTAACTCACGCGGCTGGGCAAGCATCGCCAATCAGCGTCAGCAGAACAACATCATGAACGACGCGAACAACATCAACAAAGAGGCGGCGCGTGTTCAGATCGTGCAGGGTGCTGACGGCCAAAGTTATCTTGTCGACAAGGGGACAGGGGAGGCCCGTCCAGCGCAGATTCAGGGCGGGGGCACCGTTCAATCAGGGCCATTGGCAGAGGCGACCGTAAAGAATCAGAACAACGCTGGAAAGCTTGGAGACCTCATCAATCAGGCTCGCCAGATTCTTCCTGGGGCTACCGCGAGCGGTCTTGGAACGAAGCGCGATGAGGTAAATCGGTTCTTTGGCCGCACTACTCCAGAAGCCCAAGCGGCCGCCAAACTGAGCGCGCTCGGCGGAAACATGATGATGCTTATGCCGAGAATGGAAGGGCCGCAATCGGATGCGGATAGAAGAAATTACGAGATGATGGCAGGGCGCGTTGGAGACTCAACCCTTCCTATTGCTGAGAGAATGGCTGCTCTTGATGCTGTAGAGGAGATGAACAAGCGCTATGTCGGTGGTGGTGCGCCATCTCAGCCGCAGCAGGCCGCTCAGCCGGCCGGCAAAGCCACGATTGTACGCACCGGTAAGGACGCCACTGGCCGCAAGGTAATCCAGTATTCAGACGGGAGAATCGAGTATGGCAATTGATCCAAGCTCGATTCAGTGGGATGACGCGCCGCAGATTGATCCTGCTGGTATCACTTGGGACGACGCTCCCGCTCAGGCAGCGGCTGCACTTGATCCAGTTGAGGCCGCGCCGACCGCTCCCGCTCCGCAGGCCGGGCGCTTCGGCAACCTGCTGACGCGCCTACCGTCGAACGCCGGCAAGGAACTGATGCAGGATGCCGGGAACCTCCTTGGCGGTGCGGTGCGCGGCGCTGGCAGCATTGGCGCCACTCTGGTAGCGCCCTACGACATCGTGCAGGATCTGCGCGCAGGTAAAGGCCTCTCGCTAGACTCCAACCGCCAGCGCCGCTCCGATATGGATTGGGCGCTTCAGGATCTTGGTGCTCAGCCTGATTCGATGGCGTTCAAGGGTGGCAAGCTGGGCGCGGAGATTGCCGGAACTGCTGGTGCGGGTGGCCTGATTGCTAAGGGCGCCGCGATGCTACCCGGCGCCGCGAACATTGCGCCTCTTATCGAATCTATCGGCTCTGGCGGCTTCCGTGCGGGCGGCATGCAGGGTCTAGGAGGTCTTGCAACTCGTGCTGCTGGCGGCGCTATCACTGGCGGAGCATCTGCCGGCTTGGTCAACCCTGAAGATGCTGGTGTTGGTGCAATGGTTGGCGGCGCTGTACCCGGGGCAATGGCGCTTGGCGGAAACGCAGCCGCAGGACTTGGCCGAGCTATCCGAGGCGGAGAAGTAAGCCCTGAAGTTGCGTCGCTAGCCCAAAAAGCTGGCAGCCTGGGCATTCAAGTTCCCGCGGATCGCATGGTCAACAGCAAGCCGCTGAACGCACTGGCCGCTTCGTTGGAGTACATGCCCTTGAGTGGGCGCACAGCCACGCTCGAAAAAATGCAGAACCAGCTCAACCGCGCAGTTTCAAAAACGTTCGGGCAAGACTCGGACAACGTCACCATGGCGCTGCGCAAGGCTCAAGGCGATCTTGGCGGGAAGTTCGACACTGTTCTGCAGAACAACAAGGTCAAGGTCGATGATCAATTTCTGAATGATCTGGTCGAACAAGGACAGCGCGCCACGAGTGAGCTTGAGACCGGGCAGGCGAGCATCATTCAAAAGCAGATCGAGGAAATCCTCGGGAAAGCGCAGAACGGCGAAATCGATGGGCAAGCGGCCTACAACATCAAGAAAACGCTCGACCGGATCGGCCAGCGCAACAGCCCGGAAGCCTACTACGCCAGTGATCTGCGCAAGTCATTGATGGGCGCCTTGAACCGCTCGCTCAGCCCTGAAGAGGCTGCGTCCTTCGCCAAGGTTCGCCAGCAATACGGAACCATGCTCGACCTGAAGAAAATGGCGCAGAACGGTGCTGACGGGGACATCTCAATCGCACGACTTGCGAACATGAAGAACATCGGGAACCCGGATCTTCAAGACTTGGCTGATATCAGCGCGCAGTTCCTAAAGTCTCGCGAAAGTCCGCACGGAGCCATGCAGCGAATCATGTTGGGAGGTCTTGGTGCAGCTGGTGCTGGATCTGGATTTGTGTCACCGCTTCTGTTCGGCGGCGCTATGGCGGCTGGCAGAGGGGCAAATGCAGCCCTGAACAGTAATGCGATGAAAAGCATGCTGTTACGACAGCCAAGTCAGGGGGCGGGTCTGTTATCCATCGGCGCGGAGAAGGCCAACAAGGTACTCCCGCTACTGGCGCCTCAGCTGATCAACGGCCAGTGAGTCCACGCCAGAAGCAGTAGATCCAGAACGCCAAAACAACCGCTACGCCCTTCCAGATCATGAAGTCAGTAAATCCGAATTCCACCAACACCTCCAAGCCCGCCTAGTGCGGGCTTTTTATTGGGATGACAAAACATGCCGCTCCCTTCCTCGATCAACGATCTGTCACAAATTGCTGGCAGCAATAGCCCGGCCGGCTCGGAATCTCCGGGACTAATCGACGACTATCTGCGCACATACGCATCTTACATCGCCATTCTGCGCGATAACCCGGGCAGACTCCTAAATGTTCGGGTTTTCACCACCAGCGGCACCTATACCCCGACAACTGGTACTACTTCGATTATTGCCGAATGCATCGGCGGTGGTGGCGGTGGTGGCGGGGCGAACGCAGCCGGTGCTGGACAAATCTCATCCGGAGGTAACGGCGGCAGTGGCGCGTATGCCAAGGGGCGATTCACTACGGGGTTCTCTGGGGCAACTATCACTATCGGCGCTGGCGGTACCGCTGGCGGCGTCGGTGGTACCGGTGGCACCACAAGCCTTGGCGCCATTATCAGCGCAAGCGGCGGGGCTGGTGGCGGTGCCGGCGTGGGCTTTACGCCTCCTGGATCAAGTGGCGGTTCGAGTGCTGGGGGAATCTCAATTACAGGTGGGAATATCGTTTCGGCCTCTGGGTTTGTAGCTCAAGCGCAACTGGCCCAGAGTACAACGATTATCTTCAACGTGGCCGGCGCTCAATCACAATATGGGCCTGGACCAACAGGGAGCTTTGGCAATGGTACCAATGGCTCCAACCGGGGCACTGGCGCAACTGGCGCGCTCGCCGGCCCATCATCCGGGCCATACAACGGCGGTGTCGGTGCTGGGGGAATCCTTATTATTTGGGAGTATTCATAATTGGCAGCTTATGCAGTCGTGCGTGAAGGCGTCGTCGAAAACGTTGTAGAGTGGGATGGAGAAAGCGATTGGAACCCACCAGAGGGTTCGGTGGCGATTATGCTGAAGCCTGGCGAAACAACTGGCCCCGGCTGGGCATACGACGGGGATATATACACCCCTCCTATCGATCTGGCGCTGGCGTAACAGGCGCGGCCCGCTGACCTGATACAGCTTTAGCGCATTGCCTAGAAAACCGCATGGCGGGGGCTTCGATCATCATGTAAGTCAGTGCGGCCATGGGCGTGGTGATGGCGGCTATGAGCAGCCCGTAGGGAATCCCTGCCAGCACTGCGTAGTGCGCCGGCAGACTTGGCGTGAGGGTGAATACTGCGTACATCACTACCGCAGCGAGCAGATAGAAGCTGAAACTGATCCTCCCAAGGAACTGGGATAATTTGCACGTCAGGAACTGGTCAAGGCCAGAGCTTCTGGAGTGGCGCATGATTCCGACCAGCATAGTCGCTGCCATGATGCGCAGGATCACGGACGATGTTTGCCAAGCGGCATTTACGTGACTACCGAAGACCAGCAGCAACAGGATTGGTATCCATGCAAGCGGGCCGAACCTTGCAAAGAACTTCTGCGCTTGCGGTAAGGCGACGGACATCCCTGCAATGAATGCCAGCATTGCTTGATGCATGTTGTCGACTTTCAACACCAGTACAGGGTTGTCGATAGCCAGCATGGCGTAGGCAGCCGCCAGCATCGTGGCAAGCACTCCGAACGATCGGGTCAAGAAAAAAACAGGGAGGATGAAAACTATCGCCAGTATTTCCACTGTCAGCGTCCAAGATACTCCGAGCAAAACATTCCCCTGTAATGTCATGTTCTGAACGATATCCGTCATGGAGAATCTTGCGGCCGGGATGCCAAGGATTTTATAAGCTTCAATCAACAAAACCAGAAAAACAACAGCAAAAATAACGGTTGGATAAACTCGGAATGCTCGTTTTAGCATGAATATAGCCGATGTCTTGAGCCAGTTTTCTTTTGACCTCATCAATGACTCATGCAAAACAACTCCGCTCATAACAAAGAACACAACAACAGCAGTGTCGCCGTTGAATATCACTAATGAGAGTCCTGTTACCCAGTCATTCAAACCGCTGAACGATGACATGGGCGCCATTGCTAGCCGCAACCAACTTTCAGTGTCGAAATGAAGTATGGCGTGGTAGATCACCACTATGAAGGCTGCCCAGCCCCGCAGGCCGTCCAGGTTTTTATTGTGCATTGGAAAGTCCCTTTTATGAATCTGCATTTTGCCAAATATTAACCTGAATTCTCAGGCCAGTCTTATTCATCTGGAGAAAAGTTATGTCTGTATCAGAAAAAGACCGCGATATCTTGGCGCGCACGATCTGGGGAGAAGCGCGCGGTGAGGGAACACCCGGCCAAATTGCCGTGGCCTGGGCTATCAAAAATCGCGTATTCGACGGCAAGGAAAAATCGTGGTGGGGTGAGGGTTACGCCGGGGTGTGCCAAAAGCCGTGGCAGTTTAGTTGCTGGAACAAGACCGATCCGAACTATCAGTTTCTGATCGGTGTTAAACAGATCCCGTTTCGCGAGCTGGCGCAATGCCGAATCGCTGCAGACCAGGTGATCGACGACAAGGTGCCTGACCCTACCGGCGGCGCCACGCATTACTACGCTACCAGCATCAAGGCCCCGGCCTGGGCCGCGAAGGCCAAGCAGACTCTGAAGTTGGGCGGTCACGCCTTTTACAAGGACGTGCCATGAGCGCCGTCTGCCTGCGAATTCTTCCTTATATAGCCGCCGTGCTGCTGGTGCTTGGCGCTCTGTTCGGCGCCTACCATCACGGCGTAAGCGTCACAGACGCAACATGGCAGGCCAAATGGTCAGCTCGCGACACGCTGGACGTCGCCGCCCGGGCCGCAAACGAGTCTGCCGCACGGGCGCGCGAACAATCCTACCAACATGCAATAGACAAGGTGGTTCAAGATGGCCAGCGCACGATCGATCAACTCACTGCTGACGCTGCTGCTGAGCGCGCTTCTCGTAACGGCGTGCAGCTCACAGCCGACAAGCTTGCCGCTCGCCTCGCAGCCATTCAGGCCGGCGGCCATTCCTGCACTGCCGCCACAAGCGCGGCAGCTTCCCGTGCCGTCATGGTGCTTGCCGACGTGTTCAAGCGCGCTGATGAAAGAGCGGGCGAGCTGGCAGGATATGCTCAGGACAGCCATGCCCGAGGAATAACTTGCGAGCAATCGTTTGATTCATTGACGAAATAAAACACTTCAGCCCGTCAATTCACCGAGTATGAATATGAGCAACAGTTTTGATGATGCGTTCATTGGTTCAGGCGTTACAACTGCAAATCTCACCACTGCGATAACCAATGCAAAAGCGGCTGGTGCCAAGACGATAATCCTCCCGCCCGGCACGCATTACGTTGGCAAAGTACCTAATCCAACAGGAATCGTTTTTCTTGGCGGAGATTTAGTTGAGCAGACTTCGACGTTATCATCTTCTTTCAATATAATTAATAGCTATGCTGACCAGCTGACTTACGATTGCGGCAAAGAATATCTCTACGCGCTTCACAACGAAATTTCCATGCAGGGGAGCGTAAAAATAAAGTTGTATGGCGACAGCACCGTTTTTGGTGTTGGCGTTCCTGCTGATTACAAACCGCAAAAAATTCTGGTTGATCAGGCGTTGGCTCGCGGCGTCGCCGGGATGTCTGTTACGAACCTCGCCGTCAGCGGAACAACCGCCTATCAGTGGGACACAAGCAGCATTGTTTCTGACCTTTCCACGAAGTGCATCATCGTCAGCTACGGGATCAATGATCCAGCGGTTGGGACGGCTGAAGACTTCTACAACAACATGGCGGCACGCCTCAAGACCGTCCGTGACGCACGAAATGTTCAGAGCCTGACCATCATCATAAAGGGCTCAAACAGCACAAGTGACTGGCCCAACGGCAGGTCACAGTTGTGGCACGAGCAGATCGCCCCCGTTTACCGTCGTCTCGCCAGGGAGTTTCAGTGCTATTTCCTTGACATCTATGCCCTTTACCGGGATTCAAGAAATTCCGCTTATCTCTGGATGGACACCCTGAAATACGTCCAGCAGGACGGCGTAGAGGTCGACACCAACATCCATCCGAATGCGTTTGGAAACATGTGGATTTGGGGCAAGCTGGCTGAATATATTTTCCCTAGCTGCCTGAGTCAGCGTGCAACCAACGGTTACCGTAATATCTGCGCTGCGCATATGCAGCTTTCGATATACGCCGCGCCGGCTGACTTCCCGCTGGGACGCTCAATCTACCGTGCGGAGCTGGCTGGTTGGCCATCCAGCGGCATCGTGGTTGTAGAGAAATCTGTAGACGGTGTCGTAACGCAAGAGCTGACGGCCGATAACCGCAGCGTCATCAAAGTCCATCGCCGGCACAGTATCAGCAGCGCCCCAGGGACGTGGACAGAGTTCACAGGCATCGGGCGAAACCTTGTCCTGCAAAATGGATGGTTGAATTTTGATCCTTCCTACATGCCGCCTCAACTTGTCGTGGAAGAGTCGGGCTATATCTCTGGTCGCGGGTCGATAAAGCCCGGGACACTCTCAGCAGGGACGACCATCCTCAATGTATTCAGCGCGGTAGCCAATTGCGGGCCGTTGCTTAATGAGTCGATATCTCTTGAGTGCAATACGGGTAGCATCCTTTGCGTGCTCACTCCCTTGGGCAATCTTGTCATTAAGAGCGTATCCGGTTCGCCGACTGAAGTGATGCTATCTCGTCTGAGGTGGATGCCAAGCTGATGGGAATTTGTTCGGCAGAACGCCTTAGATGGTGTTGGGGGAAATCTGGTGCAATGATTCCCCCAAAACATGATTAATCATGTGTGACGGTGATGCATCGAAAGATAGGCCCTTAAGGGGGTCGCAGGAAATGCGGCCAGCGATCATTATGGTCGAAAACGGATTCGAAATCCGTTGTACCTTCACCGGTACCTAGGGTTCGAATCCCTATCTCTCCGCCATATTTAAAGGCCCAGAGCGCTTAACCGCCTCGGGGCCTTTTTGCATTTGGTTGTAGATTGGGGGAAATCGGGGGGAATGGCTTCTCTTGCGATTCCCCCAAGCACCCGCCAATATTCCAGAATGGCCTATTACGAAAAACGCGGCGACGCATGGCGCGCCCAGATTCGACGCAAGGGATATCCAACCCTCTCCGCCACCTTCGACACCAAGGCAGAAGCCCAGCGCTGGGCTGCCGAAGTTGAGGGGGATATGTCGCGCAAGCGATTCGTCGACACCCGAGAGGCGGAAAGCACCACGCTCAGCGAAGCGCTGGAACGCTACGTCAATGAGGTGAGCGAGTCGAAGAAGGGATCGGCGCAGGAAAAGGTGCGGGCCAAGAAGTGGCAGAAGTCGGAGTGGGGCACCAAGTCGTTGGCCGCAATCCGCTCAAGTGACATGGCCGCGTACCGTGATGCTGAGCTGAAGGCCGGGAAGTCCACCGCCACCGTCCGGCTAAATTTGGCGCTGATCAGTCACCTCTATACCGTCGCAGCGAAAGATTGGGGCATCCAGGGGCTGAAAAACCCGTGCACCGCAATCCGGATGCCGAAGGGCAGCAAGCAGCGCGAGCGCCGGCCAACTTCTGCCGAGCTGAAGGCGCTGTACAAGCACGCAGGCGACATCAACGCCGAGCTTCCAGTGATTATTGAACTTGCCGTAGAGACGGCCATGCGCCGGTCTGAGCTGGTCATGCTCAGGAAGGATCAAATCCGGGGGAGGGTTGCATTCCTCGAAGACACGAAGAATGGCGAGCGCCGATCCGTTCCGCTATCGAAGCGCGCGGTGGAACTCTTGGAGGGATTGCCGACGCCCATCGACGGCGGCCGGTTCTTTCATCTGAAGCTGGACAGCGTGAGCAACTATTTCGCGCTGGCGTGCGAGGCGGCGAAGATCAAAGACCTCCGCCTTCACGATATGCGCCATGAAGCAACGAGCCGGATGTTCGAGCGCGGACTTTCCATGATGGAGGTGGCGAGCATCACCGGACACAAAACTCTGTCGATGCTTCGCCGATACACGCACCTTTGCCCGAGCAACCTCGCCGAGAAGCTGGGGTAGCATCACGCCACCCCGCGCAGTGTCGGAGGCGGCAACCGCTTCCTGCCGACCTTCGGCGCCTTGTTCTCCCCGTCTCGACATCCCCGCAAGAACTCCCGCACGTCTTCCCGTAGCCAGCAATGCCGGCTTCCCATCTTGAAGCTCTTGGGCAGCCAGTCGACGCCACGACTCAAGCCCTGGCGCACCGCCGCTTCCGTTCTGCCGAGCATCCGCCCCAGTCCATCGATATAGATAATTTCTGATTCGTCCCCCATCTCAACCCTCCTTGCTCATGGCGCCGCCGATCGTCACTACCAGCTGAGCCAGACCATCCTGGCGAATCTCCCACTTACCAGATTCATCGCCGAGACTTTCGCCCTGCGGGTTCTCCAGCTCGATGAATCGGCAGCCATCCGGGCCCGGCAGTTGATCGCAGACGAAGTGCACGGTGGCAAGTTTCGAGCGCAGCGCCTCGTTCTCGGCTTTGTAACTCGCCGCCCCATCCCTGAACCCGTCCCGCGCCGCATTGGCCATGTCTACGGCGGTGTAGAGCGGAGTAGGGCCGCCGCGCAGGTGCTCGATCATCTTGGCCTGCTGGGCGACTGTTGCTTCTAGGGCGATGATCTTGCGGTCTTGGTCACTCTGCGGTGCTTGGCAGCCGCCGTATGGCGAACACATCCCCGAGGTATCGCAGCGGCGCATCGTTTTCCTGCAAATCAAGTCGCTCATGACTTCACCTTCAGGCCCAGATCTTCAAGGGCTTCATCAACTGAATCGGCGTCGTAGTATTGGCAGCCTTCAAACTTGTAGACGCAAAAGTTTGAAGGTATCACCAGCGATTCGCGGGAGGCTTTCCATACAAACCATCCTGTAGCCAGGTCGCCATCCTGGTAAGAATCCTCTCGGCGCTCAGCAGCAATCTCCTCTGCAGTCCCACCAGTCCGCGCACAAGCAAACGCCTCAAACTCTTCCCGCATCTTGTCGCTCATGATTTACTCCAGCTAGCAGCCGCCACCCGCGCCCAGCGCTCTTGGGTGACGATGATGAAATTGCGAATCCCCGTCATGACCTTGTGCATCTCGCCGTCGAACTCGACGAACTGGCCGGCCTTGCGGTGTTCTGGTACGCGGTCGATGACGTCGAGCAGCTTGCCCGGGCTACCATCGGCGTTCTGTGCGTGAATGTCATATGCTGCCATGGCGCACTACCTCCAATACCTGATTGATCCCCTTGGCGTAGTCAGCCGGCCTTACCTGAGCAGCGAGTTCTAGATTGCAGGCCATCGTTTCAACTGGGCCGCGCTCATCAAACATGCAGCGCGGCAGGTGAACGGCAGATGCAAGCATTGCTACCGCATATAGGCGGCCCTCTCTTTCTTCGATATGAGACATGGCGATGCTCCGGCCGCGCGGGGCGGCAAGCAGGGGGGGCGGTTAGTGTTTGATGATTCGCAGGGCTTTACCGTCCGACACGATATTGATGCGGCTAGCCTCAAGCGAAGGTGAGCGCAGTACCGTGGCGATCAGGTCGGGCAGCGCTTGCAGAAGCTCTGGCCGCATTTGGTTGTAGTCGACGCAATGCAAGGTGCTCAGGATTCTGTACGCCTCTCTGTCTGGCTTCACACCCATCATTTCGATGATTTTGTCGAGCGTGCAGATGCTGAAATGCGAGCTGTCCACCATCTTTTTTAGTGCAGCCTCGGCCGCCATAACTTGTAAGTCAGACACGGGGATTCCTCGCTCGCGACAAATCGCAAGCAGTAAGTAGTCAACTAGGGGTTTACAACTGAGGCTGTGCGCGGCGCTGAAAGTCAGTGCAGCGAACGATGACGGTCTGTTCGTCGCGGGATAGCGGCGGCATGGTGCTGAAGGGTAGTTTGCTGCAGTTGCGGTGAGCATGAACACATGCCGCGCACATGCCGCCCTTGGGCTGATAATTCATCGGAGCCTCAGCGGACGTAGACGAAGTAGAACCAGGTGAGGGCGATCATTTCCGCACCTCATTCGGCGCAGCGGTGGCGTCGAGGCAGTCTTCGCCCTGTTGAGTGATTCCCCACATTGCAGGGCTGCGCTGCACTCGATTGAGCAGGCCGAGCTGCGTCAGCAAGTCCAGCCAATGCCGGCCGATGTCTACGCCGCAGGATTCAAAGTCACTGAAGCACTCTTCGCATCGGCGCAACTTGCTGATGACCTTTTCGGCAAACGGAGGAAGAACTACCGCGACCGGCGCTGGCGGGGCGGTGAACAGCGGCACCATTCTTGAATCAGGTTTAGCCCACATCCACTCATGATCCCAGTGACCGCCCTTGTGCGCGTGATTCTTGAAGTTTTCAAATGCTATCGGGTCAGCATACGCCACCGGCTCACCCTGCCCACCCTTCAGCTCAGCGATGCGCGCCTGTAGCTGGGCGATGGTGGATTGCAGGGCGGCGACTTCGGAGCGATCACGCAATACGTCGAGCAGTTGCTTATCGGCGGCCTGCATTTCAGCCAAAGTGCGGAACCCGATGTTGATCGAGTAATGACCGCCACCGGACTGTGTGGTGTAAAAACCTTGACTCAGCGGGTCGTCCACTGGCCGGCGCTCGACGACAGGGGCATCCAGCAGGGCGCGCAATGCCTGTTTGTCCCTGTGCCACTGCTGGTCTGTGCTGCTGATAGGCGCGCTGTATTCGATGAAGTTTGCAAGCAACTCCAGCGACACGCCGTCAATCGTTGGGTTATTGGTCATTGCTGTTCTCCATCGCGCTGCATCATGTAAGCAAGCTGCACATTGGTCGGGCTTGGCGTCTTCGCAATGAAGCGCAACCGGCTATCCGAATGCTGGTGCGGCGGACAAAAGAGTGATCCGCCTTTACGCGGCTTTTCGCAGCCAGGGCATGCACATGACTTTTGCATCAGCTCACCGCATTCTGGACAGCCGATGTTGTTGGCGTAGCTGTGATCGCATTCATCGTCAGCTGGGCCGGTCGTTGGGTTATTGGTCATGGTCAGATACCTGCGTAGGGAATGGTTTTAGGGCAAGGCAGATTCCCCGACCCTTCGTGGTATTCACCGCAGGCCAAACACTTGAATCGCGCCGGAAGGATGCGCTGGTTTTCAAGGCTTAACGCCCTCTCGGCAGCTTTACATGACTCTAGGTAGTCCGATTGACTTCCTGCCTCGGGTTTGGGGTTGAGGGCGGCGTCAGCATTGGAAGTCCATGCGTGCAAATCCACCCATTGCTCTTGGTTGTATTCTTTAGGCGTCGTACTGAGCCTTTCCACAGCATCGATACCTTCACGCAGCAGGGCGGTTAGCTCCGCATTGCGCTGCTCGGCGGCCTGCAATTCGAGATTCCGCGCCATAAGCGAATCGTTCACTTTGCGGTACTTATCCCGCTCAGCCTCAGCCGTATCGGCGCGCAGGCGTTGGGCGTCGAAGTCATCGGATTCAACAAACCGCCCATCGTCCATTTCAATCATGCCGCCACCAAAGCCGCTCATCCCGTAACGCTTCACATCATCCATTTTTCAATACCCCATTGAATAAGTTGCGGAAGACCGTGGCAGGCCAGACCTAAGAAGATTGCGCACAGTGTTTGAGGGGTCATCTCGGGCACTCCGGGAGCGGTTGCCAGTGGGTTGGCGTCCAGACAGATTCGCGGCCGTTTGACTGCTGCCAGTGGAGGTCAGCGCGGCCTGCGTAGGCGTTGGTGCCGTACTCAAGTTCGCCGACGTATCGGGAGTTGCCGGCAATCACCCGAACGCGCTGTGCGTACTTTGGGCCGTTCAAATTGACCTCTGGCATCCTTTCGCAGCAATCAATCCAGCCGCTCATGACAGGATCCAATAGCCCAGCGGAAGCCAGAAGGTGACGATGCAGAGCAGTCCGTACTTGATGATCATGTCGAAGCCCTCTCGGCCCTGAGCCGCGCATGGAACGTTGAGCGGTGGAAGCCGATGTGCCGCTCCACCTCGTACCAAGTCGAGCCATTGGCGCGCATGTTCTGCGCCATCGAGAGGTACTGCTCAGTGCACTGGCGCGGCTTGCCCTTGTTCCCCAACTTGATCCCAGCCGCATTCAGGTAGCGGATAACCGTCGAGTACGCGCAGCCGGCCGCATCAGCGATGTTTTCTGCAGGGTGCCCGGCTGCGTGCATCGTGAAAATCAGCCCGATCGAGTCAGGCGACAGTTTCGTGGTCATGGCTATTCCTCCTAGCGTGTTCTTGCTGGCGTGCTTTCGAGCAGCGTTCGTGGTTGCCTTTGGTGCGCGGGCGGCCGCATATCTCGCAGCCGTAGTGCAACTCCAAATAGCCGGCGCTGAGCCTTCCTTTGGATGACATAAGGCCTCCCGGATGGGTGAGGTTTTGAAAGGGAAGGAGTTGTTATGCGGCGTCAGTCGTCGATCGAGAGGATGGTGAATGCTGTTGCTGCCACTCGCGGAACTTGAGCGTTGCCAAGGGCTTTAATTCTGTCCACCCGATGGGGAAGTCCATTAACCACTCGACCCATTCCGGGTTCAGCTGCCCACCGTCCGAAGCCATCACCGCATGGTCTAGCCGATCGTTTGACCTGTCCGCTCCGGACTTCCTTGTCAGCGCTGCTGGCGATGATCCCTTCGCCATGCTTGCAACTGGTGTTGGCCAATTTCTCTGTGCCGACACTAGGCTTGGCGATCGTCGCATCCGCTCCGAGAGGCAATCCCCCCCTCCGGCTGTCCCCTGCCAGTGGCGTGGCAACAAGCCAGATCCTGTCGCGCTGATGGGGCGCTCCAACGTCGGATGCTGAAACAATGCACCACTGCGCGTCATACCCCATTTCGGCAAGATCACCGAGGACCAGGGCAAGTCCTCTTCCCACAAGCATTGGTGAGTTTTCCAAGTAGACGAGCTCAGGCAGTACCTCGCCGATGATTCTGCCCATTTCTCGCCACAACCCTGATCTGGCGCCATCAATGCCGGCACCATTCCCGGCAGCCGATATGTCCTGACACGGGAATCCGCCCGAAACCACGTCAACAAGGCCTCGCCATGGTCTTCCGTCAAAACTGCACACATCAGACCAAATTGGGAAAGTTTCGAGGAGTCCATCGTTTTGTCGTTGCGCCAGAACTTGTGCTGCGTAGGCATCACGCTCAACGGCGCAGATGGTGCGCCATCCCAAGAGGTGGCCGCCGAGTATTCCTCCACCAACGCCAGCGAAAAGAGCCAACTCATTCATGTTTACTCCAGTTTGATTTACTGCTTCGGCGTTTTCGGCAAGAAGGCCGGTTGAGGCCCTCTTGTAGACTTCGGATAGTCGATGGCGAATCGCTCAAGCAGCCTGTTGAAGGTTTTGAAAGTTACGCCGAGCTTGCCCATTGCTTGGTTGCGGGTAAGGCCGATTTCTTTGAACGACTTGAGCCTTTCAGCATATGCTGCGCATTGCGCCTCGGTCAGGCGCGCCTTGCGAGGGTTGCTGCCATGTTCGGCGGCCTGGAAGTAGAATCCGCCTTCTACTGCTAGACGCTGAAGTTGCCGCTTGGTCAGCCCGGTCTGTTCAATGGCCTGCGCATAGGTCATCGTCTCGGACAGTTTTCGGATCCGCTCAAGATGGTCGACCTTTTCCTTGGTCCGTTGCGCGATTCGCTCCTCGCGTTCCATGTCGCGCCGGGTGATCTTGTCCATGTATGGCGTGTCTGTAGCCGCTATCTTTTCTTGCCTAACCACCTTCTTGGTAGGCGGCGGCTCATATCGAACCGGCGCCGGCTTGAAACTCGGGCCGGCCAGCACCTCAATAGTCCCTCCTTTTTCAAGCCAGTCCGCTTGCAGCAGGGCCAGCTCATGACGTTTCGGGTCTAGCTCCTTGACCATGTTGATGTCGCTGCTGATGTAGGCGTTCATGCTGCACCTCTCATTCGGCCCCGCATTTCCTGTTCCAGTTCCGCCAGTTCTTCCAGAAAGGCTTTGATCTCAGCTTCCATCTCGGCGATGCGCTTGTCGTCGCGCTCGAACCGGAAGCAGGCGTACTGCAGTTCTTCTGGCATGCGGTCGTCGAAGCTGACGAAATCGACCCATGCACGCCCGGTACAGGCCATCTGGGCGAGCATCTGCCACTCATATTGGCTGTCGTGCTTCCCGGCCTGAATCACTGCGACGTGGGTTGCGGTAAGTGGGCATTTAATCTCGATCAGGCCGCCAGTGCCTACAACCCCATCTGGGGAAGCTGCGAACCCGGCGATAACAGGGTGGTCGATCAGGCCGACTTCCTGAATCATCAGCCCCTTGTCGATCTCGTAGGCCGAGCGCGCCACTGGCTCCAGTTCGGTGCCGCGCTGAACCGCAATATTGCGCGACAGGTCGGGGCCGCTCTGGTTGCCAGTCAGGCGCTCACAAAGCAGATCCATCATGTAGTTGCGCCGGGTTGCAGATGGCTCCTTGCCGCGCCCCTTGGTCATCACGTCCTTGACCTTGCTGGCTGTTACTTTCCCCAAGCGCGCGCGAATCCACTCTTCACTCCCCTGTTGCATCTGGCACCTCCTCAAACTGGGCGTCGACCGGCTCGGACAATTCCTTCTTGCGGTCGTCCTTTGCTTTGGTGAGTGCGGCGCGCTCGGTTGGAAGATCCTTCCACGCCGCCGTGAATGCTGCTTGCAGCTCTTCCATCGACTGAGCGTTACGGATGGTTTCGATTGCTGGGCCAGCGTCAGCAGAAGGCGCAGGAGCGTCGCTGGTGACGATCCGCTCGGCCTCGTCTTGGTCGTAGATGCCGGCAAACCCAAATGCCAGTCGCGCGCACTGGATCATTGCCTTGTGGCGCAGCATGCGGCGCGGATGGGACTGCCACGGCTGCGTACCTCGCTTGCATTCGGCCATGTACTCAGTCGCGCTGATGGCGTGGCCGCGGTCCTTCCGGTAGATCTTGCAGGTGCACTCGGTGCCGTCCTTGTCCATCGAGAACTCCATGCCATCGAATGCCGGGTTCTCGTTGATGATCCGCGCCCATCCGTCAACGCCGACGACAGGGACGATGCCGCCCTTGTCCGGGAAGGCGTAGATCTCTTTCGTCCAAGGATTCAGGCAGTACTGGTCGGCTACGATCATCAGCGCCTGCATCTGCGCATCGGTCACATTGCCTTTGAATGCTGTGGCCTTGAGGGTCGCCAGCATCTCGCCAGGGTCAACGCCGAAGCGCTCAGCCATGCGAGCTGAGAGGTTTTTTGGTTTCAGCGGTACAACGCCTTGATTTTGTGCAGACATGACGGTTCTCCCCGCCATGCAGGCGGCGTGTGAGTTCGGGTTATTGGGCTTTTACGAATGCTTGGGCCATTGCGGTGTTTGGTCTGGCGTTCTGGACGATTCGCTCTGCGGATACGCACTCTTCGTGGTCAAACCATCCGAAGTGGCAAACGCCGACGTCGATTCCCATCTGCTTGGCCAGCCATTGATAGGCCGCTGTCCTGCTCATCGCTGCCTTTTCCATGAAATCGTGAAATGCTTTCTTGCTGCGATTTCTAGTTGCGCGCAGCTTATCGTCAGCCAGCGTTCCGAGCGGGATGTCTGTTTGCGGGTGAAGACCAACATAAGCCCGACAGCCTTGGCATAAATATGCATACGGCCAGTCGCCGTAGGTTCTGCCGTTGTAGATCTCACAGTTGCAAACCAGGTGGACGTCATCGCCGCAGTAGCGGCAAGAGGTCGGCGCGGGGATTGGGTTCTTCACGCGTTTGAGTGCGCGGCGGCTGACGTGTGGCAGCGGTGCTGGCGCAGCAATGCGCTCGGGGGCGTTCGCCCGAGGATCGAGTGGCATGGGACTTCCTTATTGAGTGAGCTGACCGACGTAGGCGCTGGCCAGCATCCAGATGGTGAAGATGGCGAGTACAGGGAACGATCCGCGCCAGAGGAGTAGGCGGCGGGCGCGTTGTTGGTTGGTCATGGGCAGCAGTCCGGACAATCGATGAACACTGAGTTCATGCGATGCCATATAAGCCCGTCGCCTTTGCAGCGAGCACAGACGACATTTTCATGAGCCTCTGCATCTGTCTCACCAAGCTCGACGGGGTCAATCTGCGTTTTTTCATGCCGCTTGTGCGTGGCATCCATCATTTCTTTGGTCTTTCTCATTTCACCACCGCCACAACAGGAAGACCGCGAGGCTCGCCGTTCTCCTTGAACAGTCCGTACTGAAGCATCAGGACGCAGAGGCCTGCGGCGAGAATCCAGAAGAGTTGTTTCATGGGTTGCCTCCCCAATACTTGATTGGGATGAAGGTGTAGTTCATCTCGTCATGCTCAACGACGCGCCAGTATTCGAGGTCGATGCGGTTGAGCAGTTCTTGGAAGGTGTAGTGGCG